CACTACTACTAGAGGTGATAGTATTCTCCCAGTTGACTTAGTAGGACATGGCTCAACTGTTGCTAATGTTGTAACTCAAGCTGGTAATTTAAATACTAACTATGCTGCGGCTTACTGGCCCTGGTTGTTAGTCAATGAAGAAGATACTGGTGGAAATGTCTTTGCTCCTGCTTCAACTATAATTCCTTCGGTGTATGTCTTTAATGATAACACATCTGAAGCCTGGTTTGCACCCGCTGGTTTTACTAGAGGTACTATGCCAAATGTAGTAAACCCAGAAAAAACATTACCACGTGGTTTAAGAGATACTCTTTACAATGGTAAAATTAATCCAATTGCTACTTTCCCAGGTACTGGTGTTGTAGTTTATGGTCAGAAAACATTACAATCACTTTCAACTGCGCTTGATAGAGTAAATGTTAGAAGATTATTAATTGCTCTTAAAGGCTTTATTGGTAATGTTTCTCAAAACCTTGTATTCGAACCTAACACATTACAAACTAGAAATAGTTTCTTAAGTGTTGTTAATCCATACTTAGAAAGTGTTCAACAAAACCAAGGTTTATTT